GTTTTTCAACTGTTGTAGATGGGTTAAAAAAACGACCTAGTAGTGAACACATAAAAACTTTGTCTAATGTTCCTACAAATATAGATAGTGGTTTTATTCATACAATTCGTAGAGATGAGAATGAGTTTTATATATTAGTAATAACAAATAATGTATTAAAAGTATACGACAAAAATGGTTTAGAACAAACAGTTACAGAAAGTCCAACTGGAGCAATAAGTTATCTTAGTGGATTAACTGACCCATCAAAAGAACTAACTGCAACAACAATAGCTGATTTTACTTTTATTGTTAATAAAAATAAAGTAGTAGCAAAAGATACAACAAATAAATCACCACAAAGACCAGAAGAGGCTTTGTTTTATGTAAGGCAAGGTGATTATAAAACTGACTTTACCATAAGAGTAAAATATCAAGGTACAACTTATTCAGCTAGTAAAACAACTTTAGATAGTTCTAATGCACTCTTACTGGAGTTTTACCTGCAGGATTTACAACAGAATTGTTAGATAATGTTTTTTATGTAAAAAGAGATGATAATGCTGCATTTGAAGTAGAAGCTTCTGATTCTAGAGGTGATACTTTTATTTATGCATTTAAAGGACAGACAGCTAACTTTGATGATTTACCACCAAGAGGTAAAGAGGGATTTCTTATAGAAGTTATAGGTGACAATGAAAAAGGACAAGATGATTATTATGTACAACTTAGTGACCCAGATGGTAATGGTCAATTAGTATGGAAAGAAAGAGTAGCACCAGACTTAGAAATTAATTTTGATAAAACAACAATGCCTCATCAACTTATAAGACAAGCTGATGGAACTTTTTTATTTACACAAGCATCTTGGAAAGATAGAAAAGCAGGTGATGATGACACAAACCCTTTTCCATCTTTTACTGGTTTTAAAGTAAATGATTTATTCTTTCACAGAAATAGATTAGGAATGCTCTCTGATGAAAATGTTATTCTTTCAGAAGTTGGCGAATACTTTAATTTCTTTCAAAATACTGTAATTACATTTGTAGATTCTGCTCCTATTGATGTAGCAGTCTCAAATAACCAAGTGTCAATTCTTAGACACGCAGTACCATTTTCCGAACAATTATTATTATTTTCTGACTTGACTCAGTTTGTTTTAAGAGCAGAACAATTCTTAGCCCCAGATACAGTTTCTATTGATGTAACGACACAGTTTGAGGCTAGTCTAAGAGCCAAGCCAGTAGGGGCAGGTAAATATGTTTTCTTTCCAACTAATAGAGGTAAGTTCTCTGGTGTACGAGAATACTTTGTTGACAACTCATCAAACACAAACACAGTTAATGATGCTGCTGATATTACTGCTCACATTCCATCTTACATTCAAGGCGAGGTTATTTCACTTAAAGCATCATCCAATGAAGATGCATTATTACTTCTTACTGATGATTCTGCTGACACTCTTTATGTATACAAGTATTATTGGAGTGCCACAGATAAATTACAATCAGCTTGGTCAAAATGGAAATTTGATGGAAGCTTATTGAATGTCGATTTTAACTTGTCAGAAATTTTTATTCTAATTAAAAGAGGAACAGATGTTTGTTTAGAAAAAATAAATTTATCTAAAGATGAAGCAGTTGATGTAACAGATGCTAATCATCCTATTCTATTAGATAGACGAGTAAAATTAACAAATGGTGGTACAACTACTGTACCTTATACAGATTCAAATACTATTTATGTTAGACAAGATGGACAACAAATAACACAATCTCAAGTAGCAACTGCTTTAGCTGCTAATAAAGTTGTTTATGCAGGTATACCTTTTACATTTAAATATGAGTTCTCTGAACAAGTAATTAAAAGAGACAATGCTCCAATAACTATTGGTAGGTTGTCAATTAAGAACTGGAACATTGTATATAACGATAGTGGTTTCTTTGAATGTAAAGTAACACCAGATAAACGAACAGCAAAAACTAGGCGATTTACTGGTAGAAATATTGGTAGCTTGAACAATGTGATAGGAAAGGTGTCAATAGATAGTGGTACTTTTTCTTTTCCAGTTTTATCTAGAGCAGACTCTGTAAAAGTTGAACTTGAAAGTAATAGCTTTCTCCCTTGCATATTTCAGTCTGCTGAGTGGGAGGGTTTCTATACTCTGCGTTCTAGGAGATTGTAATGGCTCACTACAGACCAAGTTGTCTTGAGGATATTAACAGACTAGCCCCAGATGTAAGACAAGCAGATAGAGATGAAGTAATGGCATCTCACGGATTAGAACCTTTACCTGCTTTGGCTTATTGTATGGGTTCATCTGAAGAATCTAATACAATGATTGATGATAATAAGGACATTATAGGAATGTTCGGTGTAGCTAAGTTCGGTGAACTTGGTGTTCCGTGGATGTTGTCTAGCGAAAGAATTTATCAAAAGAAAATAGCCAGACAGTTTCTTATTCAAAGTAAACAATGGATTGACTCTACTATGTTAAGGTATATGATACTAACTAATTTTGTTAGTGCTGATAATACTAAAGCAATAAAATGGTTAAAGTACTTAGGATTTTCTTTTGTTAATTTAGATAAAGAACACGGAGTAGGTAAAAAACCATTCTATGAATTTGTAAAGATAAGGAGTTAATTTATATGTGTTTTGCAGCAATAGGAGGATTGTTTTTAGGAGCAGGTGCATCTACAGCAGCAGCAACATCTTTAGGAGTAACTATTGTAGGTGGAGTTGTTTCTACTGGTATGACCTTGATGACACAGTATCAAGGATACCAAGATAAAAAAGCAGCAGCACAGTTTCAGCAACAACAATTTGATGCAAATAAAGTCCTTGTACAACAAGCTATGCTTACTGAAAGCAGAGGAATTATAGAAAGACAAAGACAAGAAGATTTACGAGCATCTCAGTTACTAAGAGAAAATAAAATTAAAGAGGCTCAGACTATGGGTACTTTTTTGGCAGCAGGAGGAGACACTAAGGTTGCAGGTCTTTCAGAAGTTTTATTACTTGCTGATATAGAAAGAATGTCACTTAACAACGAGCAAACAATTAACAGAAACTTTGAGTATGTAAATAAAGACTTACAAAATAGAAATGAGGGTATTTATCAAAAAGCTATTGGAAGAATACAAAGTGTACCTCAAGGAGTTATGCCTAGTCTTACAAATACAATCATCGGTACTGGGTTACAAATAGGAGGAGATTTATTTGCAGGTTATGATAAATATATGGAAAGAACTGGTGGATATTTACCAGATGTATATAATACTGGAGGTAAATAGATATGGCTAGAACAATTGTAAATAGAAGAAACTTAGCAAATTTTGGTGGTAACATACAACCTGCATCCACTCCAATAGATACATATTATCGTCCAATAAAACAAACACCACCAGAAAATGAAGCAGTAGCAGGAATTATTAATGCGTTAAAAATGGTTAATCCTGCTTTAGAAAAATATGGAGACAGAATTTCAAAAGTTGCTTCTGATACAGAATTTGCAGCAGGGCAAAAAGATTATGATTTAATGTCTCCAGAAGACAGAAAGAAAGCTTTAGCTGATATTAAAAGTGGGAAGATAAGTGAAGTCGAATCTCCGTTTTGGGTACGAGGGTTTGCTAAAAATCTGTTAGCTTCTGAAGCTTATAAGTTTGGAGAGTCTTTAGCAATTGATTATGAGAAACAAAAAAATGAAGTTACTGCTGATGGTAATTCTCTTTTTAATTGGATGGCAAGTAAAAAAGCAGATTTTATAAAAGCCAATGGACTAGAGGGTTTTGCACCAGATGTT